ACTACCTTATAGCCATACACTTGTAGACCACGGATAATGTTACCGAAAGTTGATTCAGAACGTAAAGTTTCAAGGTTAGTCATTTGCGAAGCAAATGTCATACCCATTTTATGACCAGCGATTACATCAAATTCGGCGCCAGTCTTTTTCAAGTTGTGGCTCACAAATACTGTGAATCTGTCAATCATACCCAAACGACCATTACGTAATGGTGTCATACCGTCACCGGTAATTGACGCATCTTTAAGGTCGGATTGCTTGATGTAAGCAGCCATCTTAGCTGGAATAACTAAGAAACGGTCACTCTCTGGAGAGTTAGCTTCATCAAGAGTTAGGCCCATGTTAATGATATGCTCAATAACATTAGTCTTAGTTACCGCAAATGGAGTACCTGCTACACCTAAATTGATGTTGCCAGATATTGCACCTGCTGCTGCACCTTTATTCTTAGCTGAAATACCCGGAAGGATATCAGCTAATACGCGTTGGTCAATCTTAATCTTCATACGCTCAGAAGCGTCTTTAGACCATTGGTCCATCATTACGATGTCCGATTGAACTTTATCTACGTCATCTTCAACCGCAGCAAAATACTCACCTTTATCGATAAGTAGTTGTAACTTAGGTTTATCAGGGTTCTCAACAGAGAGTGTTTGTCCCTTAACGTAATCACGAATCGTAAGTTCAGGTGTTGTACGGATATTAACCGTATCGCCGAACGCTTTGATTTCGCCTTCATAGTCAGTGTTTGAGATTGCCGACAACACCGTAGCGTCGTAGAAATTCTCAATCAGTTTACCTGACCAAATCTCTGGGATAAAATTCCCAGTGTATGCTGGATTGCCAGCTGCTACCGCAAAAGCCATTATAGCCTCCTATATTATATTATGCAGTGATAATACGACCGTCTCGCTGTGCAGCGAAAATGTCGCGTTCTGTTCTAGCACGTTCTTTATCTTTACCTTTGTATTTGCCCGATTTAATAGCATCATAAAATGAAGCAATATCGGCAGGCGTATATGTCTGGTCACCATTTACTGCAGGTGCCCCGGTGGATTTACCCTTACCCGGAGCAATCTGCTTCTCTAGCTGAGATTGTGGACGTGCTGATTCTTGTTGAGCTCGTGGCGCACCATTCATAGCTCCCCAAGTTGAAAAAAAGCTAGCTACCCTACGTACATCGAAGTTGTTTTGTGCATCTTCTAAATATGTCTGACGGCTAATTCCCGTTAGCGGGTCAATATCTAAGAGCCAGGTTTGAAAATCTGGAATCTCGTTAATATCTCTCCAATTTGGGACAACAGATGAAAGCTCGGACCAAAACGTATGTTCAGAACTCTGAGCCTGTTGCTGTGATAACTGCTCTACGCGAGGCATCACATTTGACTGTAGTTGCTGAATCGTTTGTTCTAAATAAGCAATGCGCTGATTAGATACATTAGTCTCTTCTTGGCTCACACGACGCATAACGTCGATTGAATCACCGTAATCCTCAATATCTTTCTCTGTTACCAGAGTTTGAGAAACCTCCGCCGCTTGTTGTGGCGCTTGTTGTTTCGGTGCTGAGCTAAGTAGTTGTTCTAATTGTCCTACTCTGCCTGCTAATTCCCGTTTATCTGCGTGCAAACGTGGAATTTCTGCATTGTACATTCCTTGTAAGGTCTTATACTTTTGTTCTAGTGTTTTATCATCTTGAGTACCTGCTACCGTTTGCTCTTCTGGTGCAGATTGAGTTGCTTGTTCTTCAACACGGTCGGCTTGTACCTCTCCAGTAGGCTGGGCTTCAACGCCCTCCTCTGGATTAAGGTCTTCATATAATTGTTGTACTGCCTCTGACTGTTTCTTCACTTGCTCTGGTATTGCCATGTTATCGCTCCTATCTGGTATGCGTAATAAAATACAGCTATCGTTTTGACTCTGCTGCGTGTTCTGGGGACTTTTCTGCGAACTCATAGAGTTCTTTTAGAACTTGGCACCGTCCCTGAGCTAGTGCCACGTTCGTAGTAACGCTTGGTAGTTGCGATAGTTCATGCTCCTTCCACCCTCGCATCCATTCTAATAGAACTGGATACTGGCGTACAGTTGCACCTAACGCATGAATAACCTCTGGTGAGGGTTTTATCAACCCGCACCTCCCGTCACACGGTTACTCACTGTGTTTCCATCCATTCCACCTTTGGGAGAGCCGTCTGGTTGAGTTGGAGTTCCGCTTTCTGGCTGTTGCGGCTGCTGTTGTGCAGCAGCTTGAGCTAGCTTAGCGTTCTCGCGTTCAGCGTAACCGGCCTTCTCCCGAGATGGGATGATATCATCCACAGGCATTTGCAACCCTTTAGCCACTTCGCGAAGAATCGCGGCACGGCCTTCTTTACCAACGATTTCCATGTCGATTTCGTTGGCGGTTGCATTAAGAAATTCAATTCGGCGTACGTTAACAGTCTCTTTAACTGCTAAGTTAATAGCGCCACGAGCGATAATCTCAACATCGCCCTTAATACTTTCATCTGTGTCATAGCGCATGTTATATACGAACTGCCTATGAACAATCTTTTTAATTACGTCGCTATCAATATGCATAACAACTTGTCTAATTCCTTTACCTGCTGAACCCATAAGCATGGATAAGCCTGACGCCGTGCGTCCTGCTCCATGTACATTAAGGTCACCTGATATATATGAAGGGATTCCAGAATGGTCATCAGCTAATGCACTAAACTTCTCATACACAGCCATCAGTGTATTCGCATTATCATCTGGTTGTGTAAATCTAACAGCCGGGGCACTAGACCCCATTGGGTCATTAGTTACCTGCCAAATTTTCCAAGGGTGCATCTGAGTGATGTCTTCATTCGGGGGTATACGTTCGAGGTTAACTTCCACTTGAGGACCTGAAGCGATGCCCATATTGTTAACCAGTGCTCGTGCAGCCGCGTTACAAATATTCTGTACATCTTCGATAACTTCGGGGATACCTTTTCCCCAAAAAGCTCCTGGGCTTTTAATAAGTGACGTTTTAGCATATGGTTTTTCTCCTAATGGGTCATAATTCAGTACAGCTTTAACTACATAGTTACCTATAAGTAGTACACATGCTTCATATTCGCGAGCTTCATCAGGTACTTCTTCTTCATCTAGTCCCCACTCACGTAACATCTTGCCACTTACCTTTCCATAAAACTCTAAGGCGTCATAAATTTCAGTTGGCCTATTAAAGCTCTGCGGTTTACGTTCCGCATCTTCCTTTTCACGTTTAACATCTTCATTGACCCAGCTACTACCGTTCCCTTCTTGCAGAATTTTACGTATAGCTTCTTCATCATAATTAGGTACACCGATTAATTCAGACAGTTCCATACGTGTTAATGGATGATGCTCGAATAAATACCCTTCATCAATATTTGTAATCCCTGGCTCAGGATAAATCTTAAATGGGTCAACCCTTTCATACTCAGGAGCTAACTCTTCACCTGCTTTAGCAACTGTCGCACCTGTCTCATCTTGCGCCCACTCTAGTCGACGTTGACGTCGTACTATAGGACCCTTGATGAAGGCACACGGAAAAGTAACAATGTCTGTAACAAATTCATTAAACGCATCAGCCCAACCACCTTGTGCAAACTGGTCGCTGATTTTAATCTTCATCTTATCAGCACGATTCTGTGCTTCTTGTAATATCTTAAAGCGATAGTCTTGTGTGACCATCTCTTTCATCTCTGCCATCTCAATCTCTGTAGGTGCTTGGCCTGCTGTCTCAACAAGTTTTAATACATTCTCAGTAAACACTTTCTCTATTTCTTGAGCTTGTGTTGGAGAAAGGTCAGGGAGGGGGGTAGGACCTAAGTCCCATGGAGGAGTACCAGTGTCAAGTAATATGTCTCGTAGCCAACTCTCGCCTGCACGACACTTAACTTCTGTAATTCCCATGTATATAGTTGAGCCACCTTGTGACTGAATCGCACTAAGCTTCGAAGGCTCATACTCACCATTGCGCTGTCGCATGGCTTTAAGCATGATTCTTTCAATAGGTTTCTTAGATTGCTTAGCAGCATCCCAACATGACCTAAGATATGAGGTTAAACCTAAGAGGAGAGGTTCATTCTGGCGTTCTTGAAGGGTACGCTCTGAATCCTCGCGTTCTTGTTCGACCATTGTAGCGTTATCTACTATCCTGAGAACTGTCAATCCTGGCATTTAATTCCCCCAAATGTCCCTATATATGGATGTGTGCTTCTAGTTTTACACTCTTTATCTGTCATATGTAACTTATTTTATAATAAAAGGTCCCCTAGGAGGTGACTCGCTAGGGGAGTGGGTGTGAAACTTACAATGTGGAAGAGGAGAGTAACACCACACCCGCCAACATCATATCATGTCCACCCTATGGATGCAACAGGTTTTACAGGCCGTATACGATTTAATTCAATCCCTTCTTCAATGCTACCTATATGGAGCATTAAGTACTGTAAAGCCTCTGCAACATGAGAATGTTTGTTCTTATCAATCGTCCCGTTCTTCTTATGATATCTATATCCTCCCATCATGGCACTCTTCAACCTAGTGCACCTAGGGTCAACTAGGAACGCTGTGTCTCCGTCAACATGTCTCATCAAATATTCGTCCACCGCGTTGAGCCTCGCCGACACACTGTTAGTCTTCGCCGGCCTTACTTTAAATCCTTCAGCCTTAATGATGTCCACCGCTGAGCGCTCATCGGTCTGCGCCCGCTGGACACCCGCCGGGTCTACAATAACTGTTACAGGGCTCCCTGGGAATCTTTCGTAAAGTAACGGCTTGAGTACCGTCCGCATAAATCTCTGCACACCCATATCAAAGCTAACAGCTTCGTCAAGTATTATCGCCCTACCTCTAGCGTCCTGCTGCCCGATGACTGCAGCGGGGGTTAATCCTAAATCCATTCCAATAACGATAGGCCTCACACCATTAATAATCGGGTTGAGTGCTTCATGTGCCATGTGGTAGTCTGGTCTAAAGTATTTATAAACAGGCATACCATTACTTGACAGCCCATATTCTCCATCAATATAAACCCGTATATATTCCTCTGACCTACCCTGCGTGCTGTAGTATCCCTCTGGCAAGTTCTCAACATTCTCTCCGTCAGGGCAACGACCCGATGGCTGCTTGAACACATCCCACCCGTTGTCATTCGCACTCACCCCATCTTTAGGGTCGATGTGTTCCATCTGATAATACCACCACGTGTCCATCGTCGGCGGGTTAGTATCACCCCACATCCCATGCCACGTCGGCCCGCCGTCCTTGTTACTCGGAAAACGCCCCACACGCTTAGACATCGCATCAATAATATCAGGGTGAATATCCCGACACTCATTAAACCAAGCGAACGTCAGCTCCAGCGAGTTAAGGTTAGCAACATCGTCCGCGTCGTCCAGCGCTCGGAACATCACCTCACACTCCACGTCTCCCAATTTCATGTGGTACGTCTTGGTCGTACGCATGTACCGCCCGCACACTCCCGGCGGGAACCAGTCGAGGAACGTCTTAATCGTTGTATCTGCTAATTGCCTTGCTGTCTCACGTACCACAGCTGCTCGCGTCTTACGTATCCCATGCTCGTTGGGCTCCTGCAAGCAGGCCCGACGCACTATCTCAAACGAACACGTAACCGATTTCCCACTACCAACAGGGCCCATAAGTGTCCGCATCGCAGAATCACTCAACATAAATTCTCGCCCAGTCTTAGGCGGTGTATAGTCTATCTCAGTGCCTTGCGACATTCCTATTCTCCTCTTCGTACAAATTCGCCGTGTCTTCTCCACAGTATGCACACCACTCACTATTAGCCATCAGCACACCGCAACTAGGACACGCCCCTATTATGTCCACACTATCAATCTCACTTATCTCACTATCATGTGGCTCAAGCGGCAACTCTGACGGCTTCGTCATATCTACCACTTGCAGTAACATCACAATAATCGAACTCGGCTTACGTTTCGTCTTCTTTAATATCTTAACACGGAAGGAGATACCAGCCTCAATAAGTTCATTCGCAAAGTCATGATACGTCTTCGTCGTTGCAAACCTCGTCGCCGGAAGGTCATCGTATGTCTGGTCAAACTCTTCAAGTAGCGTCGATAGCAACGGCTTCATCTGTGTCTGTAGGCTCATGGTCTATTACTTTCATCTGGTGCTGCTCGTTACCAAGGTTGATTACAATCTTCACACCTCCACCAGCATCTACCTCTGCCGCATTCTGCCTAGGCTCAAGGTCACCCCACTTCACCGTCGACTTAATTAAGTCTGCCTTAACTGCCGGGGATACTTCAGGGCTATGAATTAAACTCCATGATGTTATCAACAACTCTTCAGCCTGTGCACGCGCTTTAAGTCGAAAGGTCATACCTTTCTCACGTACCTCATCCCGGTAAACCTCTACCTTCTTCCTAAAGATAGGGTCGGCGTTGAATTGTAACATCTCGCTAGCTGTAATTTTATGCCGCTCGATAACTTCATCTAAAGTCTCGCCGCTCTTTTCCAGGAGTAGCGCTATATCAAAGGCCAGCCTATCCGACCACTTCGTGTGCTTCAAAGGTAATGTGTCCATGGGTAGGACTATAACAGGATTTTTTAGTGGATGCAAATGTTTTGGGAAAATTTTTTATGATGAAACTATACAGGTGTGTAAAGCGTTACTTTTTGGAGGTCTTAGATTAAGAGGTTTACTTCTATAGGGGCGGGGGGTGAAAAGCTCAGTCCGACTGCCCCCACCCGACTGTCCGCATTGAGGGTGGAAATCGTGTTGATTCGAAAACAAACTTGACATTTATGTCAAAGTATGGCAGATTAGAACCATCAACAACACGTTGATACTTTTAAACAATATAGGAGTAACACATGAGAAGTATAGCAACAGTAGAAGAAAGGTTCGAGGTTGTACACACGAACCTATGTAAGGAGTGCCTTAGTAAGACGGTTCAAGTTTATCCTGGCACAGACATATCACTATCATACGCACTACAGAGTATGAATGAGCAACACGAGAGGGATGTGGATAGTGCAGGAGAGTATATAGATATGCTTAGAGATAATATAGATACCCTTGAAAGCGAGTTGAAAGTATACAAAGATACCTATGGCGAAATGCACTACGAGAAACTTAGATAGCAACCAAGAGGGCGAAAGCCCTCACCAACCAAGGAGAGTAATATGAATACAATAGTTAACATAGTGATAATATTTGCACTGACAGTACTAGCTTTATATGCATACACAACGTACATAATGTTTATCCAATAACCAAGAGCCCTGCGAAAGCAGGGTTTCTTTTGTTTTATTTTTAAAGGAATTTACATATATTCGGGGGGTCTAGGCACACCCCGAAAAACACTCTGAATCCTTTATGGCGTGTATCATGCCAAATCGTGTTGATATACCCCTAAACTTGACATTTGTGTCAAAGTATGGCAGATTAGAACCATCGAGAAAGCAATCGCTTCTCTTGATACAACGGGTCAACAATCTCGTTGGCTCGTAAACACTCAAAGGAGATATTATGAGTAGAATATATGAGGGTATGGTGTCCATCGTTAAAAACACCAAGGGTGAAATCGCACTTAAAAGAGATGATAAGGGTGATTGGAGTAACGAAAACGCTGAAGCGTTGAAAGTGAAGATGCTGGAGTTAGCAGATACAATGAAAGCATCAGTACACAAATGGAGTTACTACGTAATTGAGGGCGGAACGGATGCAGTGCTAATGGCAGACCGTTACGGAAACCCAAGACTCACCATCTTGCCTAAGCAAGACATGACCGCTAGTAAGAGTAAGATTGAAAAACTAGCCTAATGTAACGAAAAACAAAGTATAGGGTGAAATGCCCTGCTACAAAAAACAGGAGTTCAATATGAACAATGAATGTAAGTATGTACTACTCGAGAAGTCTACTGATGGCAAACGCTGGATAAGACAAGAGTTCAAGAGTAAAGCTGAGTTATATAAATTCAGAATAACCAAGAAACTAAACCGTAAGTAAACCAAGAGCCCTGCGAAAGCAGGGTTTCTTTTTGCTTGTTTTATTTTTAAACTATATCTACCATGGCTCGGGGGGTTATACCTCAGTACCATGCCACTGTTTAATATAATATGTATTACAGGTCATACCTAACTTTACAATCTACCTACAACCCGCACCACAACAACGTTTCAGCAAAATAATATAGATTAGATAATCCTAATATACCTAGAAAAGTGTCAAGTTAAACTTTACAACTTTACAAGTGTCAAGTGTCAAGTAATTCCATAAGCCATTGATACTTAAAGAGAAACCATTATAATATATGTAAAGTTATCTCTATAATATAATATAAATAATCTACATAATCTACTTTTTTTCTTATCATCAGCCACTAGATTGCAATATTCCATCAGATTTAATGATAATGACATAACGTTTTAGCACCTCATTACAAATTAAAATGTAGATTTTATAGATTATTTTTCATAAACCCTTTGGTACTGCACCCTCTAGCGATACATTTTTACAATCTAACCTAACTATACACATAGATTATTTAACTAACTTGACACCTCAAGTAGATTTTTTCACCCCCTATTTAAATACACGCGCGCGATTACTACTAAACTTTACACACTAATGGTTACTAACTTTACAACTGCCCTTACTACATCAGTATTAGATGACTGCATTACACTGACCGCTTTCTCTGTGTACGGGGCAAAACTTGACAAATCGGCAGGGGCGTGGCAGACTCTTGTCGAGGTCTGGGATTTTGGGTTTATATTCTTAACCCATCTTAATCCTCTACTTTACAACTAAGAAGTTAGATGAACTAACTTTAAAACTAAGGGTTGATACCCATCATTAAGGAGAATATATCATGGCAAGAGTATACAACGGTAACGTGGAAGTAATCTTAAACACTAAGAACAAAATCACTGTAAGAGCGAATGACAATGGCAAGTTTAACCAAGAGAATGTAAAGGACTTACATACTAAGATGGTTGGATACGCTAAGGAACATGATGCTGAACTTAGCTTCTTTACTCCGGATAATAAAGCGAAGGATTTAGCACCAGTCTTACTAAGTGGTAGAGGTAACTCACCATATGTAGCAATGTTACCTGCTAAAGAAGATGGCACTACTGCATCACGACCAACTGTTACTGTATTAGGTTAACATCAACTGTTACAGCAACTTAAAGGGTGGTCTGTCTGACACCCTACTTACTAAAAAATATCAAAACTTAAAGGAGATTTACTATGAACTTATTTTTAGATTGTACCCCATCAACTACACCTAACCACACTGTCATCAATGGTGTCTACACTGCTGAGGATGCTATTAATTGGGCAATACAGAACCTTGATACCATGACTCAAGAAGATTGGCTACACTACAACACTGATGATGTGGTAACAGTACAGCATTCACTCGAGGGTTTAATGCACACATTCTTACTTAACAAATGCCCCATTGAAGTGGACATGAAGCAATGGGTTAATGCTGTGGGTAAGCAGTTTGCATTTGATGAGGGGGTAACAGTACACAATGATGCTATCCGTAACAGCCTTGTTCAAGGAGCTACTAATGACCACAATGGTTAAGGTTGCTAACAAGAATGCTAGTAGGGAGGTGCTTAACCACATCCCATTCGATGGTAGTAATACGTTTGGTAGGTGGAGTCATAGGGGGTTGTTTACTGAGGATGAAGAGGTGTATGTTGTATACAGTTATGGTAAACACTTCCCGATGTATGCTTACTCTACACTGACACAGCAGTGGTATGAGAATGAAGATGGGTACAGTAAGTCTACTGCTAGGCACAAGACGCAGTTAAGACCTACATCTAGGACGAAGGTTATACCTCATGGTTGCATGGTTACGATTGCTAAGTCGGGTATTAAGTCGCTGTTAACCCATAGGATAATGAGAGGATTATTATGTTGAGATTGTTTTGCTTAAGATACGGTGTCGGAGGGCAGATGGTATGTAGCCTTAAAGGTAAGCCCGTATTTTACAATGATAAGATGGTGGCTAAGACCCACCGACAAGATGGTATGGTAGTGTCATACGGCACTGACCATAAGAAATATAACTATGTAAAAGGAGATGTAAGATGAGAGCATCATTGATGAAAGATACAGTTAAAGCATTGTTCCCACAACAGAGGACGATGTGTATTGAAGGAGCCCCTGGTGGTGGTAAGACAACGATAGTACACCAAGTGGCTAAGGAACTTGGGGTGGAGTGTAGGGAACTGCATATGCCGACCATGTTGGTTGAGGACTTCGGGATACTATACCCCGATAACAACGACAGTAACAGCCTAACTTATCGCTTACCAGAGTGGTTTCCAGAGGAGGGTAAAGCACCAGATAAAGGCATCCTATTGTTTGATGATAGGAACCAAGCAGGTGCAGACTTGCAGAAGGTGTTGGCTAACATATGTCAAGCAAGGACTTTACACGGACATAAACTTCCTGATGGTTGGCAGGTTATCTCCACTGGTAACAGGCAGAAGGATAGAGCAGGTGCTAACCGTGTCCTATCACACCTTAGGAATAGGGAGACAGTTGTAGACCTTGATACACACCTTGATGACTGGAGTAACTGGGCTATTGAGAATGGGGTGAAGTCTGAGGTAGTGTCGTTCATAAGGTTTAGACCTGCTTTACTGCATGACTTTGACCCACAGAGGGAGCAGAATGCTACACCGAGAAGTTGGGTGGAGGGTGTCAGTGATGTACTTGGAACAGTACCATCTGAGGCTGAGTATGAGTGCTTTAAAGGGGCAGTTGGAGAGGGTGCTGCGGCAGAGTTCGTAGGGTTTGTGAAGATATACCGTAAACTACCTAATCCAGACAACATCATACTCAACCCGACAACAGCAGAAGTACCTACTGACCCAGCGACGTTGTATGCTTTGAGTGGTGCGATTGCAGAGAGGGCAACAGAGGACAACTTCAACAGAGTGTGTACTTATGCAGAACGTATGCCACCAGAGTTCAGTGTGTTGAGCATCAGTTATGCAGCACGTAAGAACTCGGACTTAGCATCAACCAAGGCATTTACAGATTGGGCAGTTAAGCACCAAGACATCTTATTCTAGGAGGGATAGTATGAGCATAACAGATAAAGCACTGCTGGTACAACTTAGTATCAGTCAATGGTCGGCAAGGAAGTATGACCGTAAAGTAACCAAGGAGATATTGACACAACATGGTGCATCAATGGGTGCTGGGAGGTTCAACAAGAGCCTACTGCCTATGAATGACTACCTTGATAGTGTGCATAAGAAAGCGACAGCAATCCGACAGAAGTATTACACCAACACATTACCATGGGGTATTGAAGGAACTCAGATGTTACCATCTGCAAACTACTTGGAGTTTATGACGGAGTTCCGTAAAGAGAAAGCAGAGTGGCAGTTGCTTGTTGATGCATTCCTTGATAATTATATTAGACTAAAGGAGGACGCCAAGAGACTATTACCTAACGGGCTGTATAACGAGAACGACTACCCTGCTGACGATAGTATACACGAGAAGTTTAATATAGATATTGCAGTATTCCCCGTTCCTAGTGATGACTTCCGTGTTGCTATCAACGCTGAGGAACTAACTAGCATACAGCAAGATGTTGAGAAGCGTATTACTGAGGCGAGTGAAATGGCTATGGCAGACATCTGGCAAAGACTGTATGATAGAGTGAAACATATGAGTGAGAAATTAGCAGACCCTAAGGCAATCTTCAGAGATACAATGGTTGAGAATACAAGGGAGTTGTGTGCTTTATTGCCACGCCTTAACTTTGCTGATGACCCTAACCTTGAGTCTTTACGACAACAAGTTGAGGGTTCACTGCTGATGCACCCTGATGCATTGAGGAACAACCCAGTGCTAAGGGAGGATAAAGGTAAGGAAGCAAAAGATATAATGGAAAGAATGAAGGCTTTCATGGGGTAATTCCTACAAGAGATGAACATACCAACTCACTCATCAACCATCCCCATGATACTACTTCTGTGGCTGATGAGGTTATTAAGACGGCAACGGTTACTGTCGTGTATGTATGTAACCACCTAATTAACTATTGAGGATAGCATGATGGCACTAACACCATTACTTAGAGAATACACACCACGACCTTGGACATACGAGGATTACCTTGGGGCAACAAGACGTAAGGATAGTACAGATAATAGAAAGCGATGGCTTGAAGCCGTTGCACTACTTAACACAACATACAAAGATGAACTCGATGATGCTGTGTATATGATTATTAAGACTGTTGATGAGGACATTAAATGACAGATAACGAATTACCACGAGTTAGATACTTCGTAATTAACTCAACAACGGGCTTAACATTTCACAACTTCTATGACGAAGAACAAGCGATGGAAGCAGTCGCTAGAATGGGTGAAGATTACCACATAGGTAGGGAGTTTGTTACCGATACGGGTACACCACTACCATTTAAAGAAGGAGAGCATCATGGATAAGACAGATGAAAATCTGATGGACATAGCGATTGACAAAGACAATAGGCGAGAACTAGCAAAGGGTATTAACCCACAGACTGGTGGCTACCACACCATGGCTGATTGTAAGTGCAAGGTAGAAGGTATTAAGACTTTATTAGAACAAATCCGTAGACATACTAAGGACACAAACTCTACGGCATGGGCTGTATCAGACAGTGCGATACAGATGTGTGATGAACTACTCGTGGAGGGTAAAAATGGAATGGTTAACAAAGGTTGATATAATTGAGGCATTGATAGGTATAGGGATACTTGTGTATGGGTGGTTGCTGATACAGATGTGTGACTTTAATGAGAAAGTAATTAATAATGACAGACCTAGAACTAAAAAAACTAAAGACTGAGTTCCCTACTGCGTTAACTGTATGGTACGACAACATGCATGAGATGCAGACTGGTATGCTCATTGAAACGCTACTTGTTCATATGCCGAAGTCAATACTAATGGCGTCACTTATGAACATAGAGCATTGTATTAAACAAATCCGTGAAGAGGAGAAACATAATGGAGATAGAAAAAAGACTTAGTAAAGCAAAGACTTCCTTAGTCCTTGAACACCCATTCATTGGGAACATAGCATTGAACATGCCGTTTAAGATAGACAGTTCAGTGCCTACTGCCGCGACTAACGGTAAGATGGTGAAGTTTAACCCCGACTTCTGTGAGAAGTTAAGCGATGAGGAACTCAAGTTCCTTGTAGCCCATGAGTGTATGCACCCCATGTTAGAGCATAACTTCAGACGCAATGAAAGAAATATGCGTAAGTGGAATCAAGCAGGGGACTACATCATCAACCAACTACTAGTAGATGAGAGCATTGGCAAGATACCACATGGTGGACTCTATGACCGAGATATATGGAATCATGGCAACGGTACAACAGATGGTATCTATAAGATACTGCCCACTGAGAGTGATAACGGAACGAACGGAATAGGTTCTGTTGGTGGTATAGGTGACCCACTTGATGAGTGCCTTGATGCTGATGGTTCACCTGCTGAGATAGAACAACAATCGGCAGAGTGGAAAGTCAAGGTAGCCCAAGCAGCCCAAGCCGCGAAGATGATGGGCAAGATGAGTGAAGGACTTAAACGCTTTGTTGGTACTGTACTGCAACCCAAGGTGGACTGGCGTGAAGTATTGCAACGGTTCGTAGAGAAATGTAAAGACGACACTCGCTCTTGGGCAAGACCTAACAGACGCTTTCTAGCACAAGGTATGTACCTACCAAGTACCAGTGGTGAAGCCATGGGTGAACTTGTTGTAGCAGTGGATTGTTCTGGCTCTATCGGGCAAGAAGAAATAGACCAGTTTTCAGCAGAGGTACTGACCATTAAAGAGGACAGTAACCCGAGTGCTATTCATGTAGTGTACTTTGATACTGAAGTATCACACTACGATAAGTTTACGAGAGATGAGGAACTACACATTGAACCTCATGGTGGAGGTGGAACTGCATTCAGTCCTATCTTTGAGTACATAACTGAGCATGATATAGAACCAGTAGCCTGT